TGTAGCGTTTAAAGGAATAATAACTTTAATACAACTTAGTGTACAGTCCGTTTACTACCCGTTACTTGTTCTAATACTCCATCTAAATATTCTTTCTCTTCTTCAGTTAAATCCTCGACATCTTTAGCCAACGGATTCTCGTCTACTTCATCTAAAAAGCTACCATCGTAGCTAACTTCCTGTTTGTAAACTGTTTCAACTAAACTATTATATGATTGATGGAATGATTCTGACAAAGGAAAAGATGTCATAATATTAAAAGGATCAATTGAAACATTGTCTACGTTTGTCATCATTAAATAAGGACGTATGTGGTTCATTTCGCCTACAGGCTGACCGTCCGGGGAAGGCATGGACTTAGTTATAATTTCTAGTGGGTATTGAACGTAGGTATTTCCATCGGGAAGCATATCCGTAATACCAACAATTGTCTGTCCATTAACTAGTTTTAAAATTTGTATATTATCCATCTACTTTTATTCTTACTAGTTTGTAATTAAATTTTTCTTCATTATATATCTTAATTCTTTCCACCATGTGTCCTAGTGTGTAGTTCTTTTTAGACTTCCACATTAGATCGTCACCAACATCAAACAAGTTACAAGACGTTTTGTTGTCGCCTTTTCTTAGCCCTCTACCTATGGACTGTAAGTTTCTAATCCTAGATTTACTAGGAGAAGCGAACACAATATTATGTAGGTTCCTTATATTTATGCCCGTTGAGAATGTGCCGTATGATGCGACTATTATACAATCGTTTTCTTCTTCTGTCAAGCGTCTGATTTCTTCACGATGTTCTGTATCTGTTCCACCAAAGACAAAGAATACTTTTCTACCCTCTGCGACTTTTTCTTTAATCATCTTATATAAGACTTTGCCGTGCTTTTCAACGTATTGGAAAAGAACAAGCGTGTTGCCTGTTTGAGATATTGTAAGGTTTCTTAGCAATGTATTGCGTACAGGATTAGTTACAAGCCAATCCATTTCCTCAGCATAGTTCATCTTTTTAACTAATTGGCGATCTGCATCTGAGTATTCTAGGATCATTCCAATGATTTTCAACGTTGCAACTTGATCCGTATCCATTAGTTTCTTAGTGGTAATAACGTTTTTAACCTCACCGAAGATACCCTCTAGAACTAGTTTGTGTGTCTTTGTACCATCTAAGGTACCCGTAGTTCCTATTCTATATGGAGTAGTGGTACATTTATCTAAGATACTTGTAAGTGATTTTGCTTTAAACTGATGAGCTTCGTCTCCGTACACGACATCGAATTTCTCGAACCACGACTTTGGAAACTTATATATGGATTGCCAGGTTGATATTGTCACTGGAAAATCATTTGACTTTTCTTTTCCACCGTATATTCTATGACATTGTTCAGAAGCCTTCCAAGAGTCTGCGGATGCGTAATCTTGAAAGTCGCCGTACATTTGTTCAACCAGCGAAGTGGTTGGTACTATAATGAGTTGTTTTCTTCCTAGGTTGCTATGATAACGAACCAAGGAATAAATAATGAGAGACTTGCCAGAAGCAGTTGGGCTGACAAGTAGACACCGTCCTCGATTAACTGCTGTTGTGATGGCGTTAATCTGGTAGTCACGCGCTTCAATACTTTTTCCATTAGATTGTAAATTTAACTCCTTCGTAAATTTGTTCATGTAAGACATAGAAACAGGGTCTCCTATTTCTTCGATGTCTTTAGTTAGAGGATATTCTAGTGTGTTAGCAAACTCCTCTAGATAAGATAGTAGGCCAACATACAATGACGATTTATACATATTGAAAAGTCTAGCTTTCCCATCCCACATTCTGTTTTTGTACAGTGGCATGAAGCGAGCACCTGGAACATCAAACGTGAAATAATCGTTTATCTCTTGTGCTGTGCTAGGGTCTGTTTTAATATGTAAGTAGCACTCGTCTACTTTTGTGACGTGTATCATATCGTTACATTAATCCGTTTGTAAATTTAGTCCATTCAATTGCGTTTTTCACGTCCCATGTTCTACTATTAAGTGAGCGCATAATACGCTCTACATAATCGAAACAAGCTCTAATATATTCAACCTTATCTGCTAAGATGATAATATCAGGATCACTGTCTAAGTAATCATTCATTTCGTTTTTAAGTGGCTGAGGTCCTAAGTATTGATCCCAACCTAATTGATCCAACTCCGACTTTGACAACTCTCCGCGGAAGTATCTCCACTTGGTTCGTCTTAGCGTCAACATTTGTGATTCATACTTTCGAGCTTGAAGTCTGAAAGTAGTTAGAACATTAAGGTATTTGGCGTGTAGTTCAGATGTTTTAATTGCTGCTGAACCAAGATTGAGCTCATCAATCTGTGAGTCTTTTTTCCATTCGGCTTGTAGTTCATCAAGTTTCATAATAAAGTCCTGTTGCTATATATAACGTATTATACACTAAACGGTGTTATTGTCAAGGACAAAGGTGACCGTTTACATATCAGTAGATATAATATACTGTCTATACCTAAAAGAGGCAATCCCTTGGAAGTACTCTGTATTGCCAGAAGAGATGTCAAAGTCCAAGCCACTTAGAGCAATTGGGAATGCATCTTGAAATATGATTTTAGATTTGGCTACATTATTACTATCTAAAATAAACAATGTTGCATCACTCTTCTCGCCTAAGGATCCTTGTTTGTGAGGAGAAATGTCTGGGAAACGGTACCCTTGTGATTCTGTAAACTTTTGGTATTCGGTATGGTCTTCTGGGAAGCCTAAACCTCTTATCCAATTATAGAGCTCTGTGTAGTTAGCCATGTTCTCTTGTATGAGGAATCTAATTGTTAACTCTCCAAACTGTATTTTATCGCCTGGTTCGAAGTAATCAACTAGCGGTGTTGCTACTACTGGTGAGCCCATTGTCATATCAGGTATGTTTGCTGATTGACAAAAGAATGAAACATTAGGTAAATTGTGGACAAGAAACTTAAACCCATTAGGCTTTAGATAGTCTAACTCACTAGGGTTACCTGCATCAAAGTCTGCTTCTGTTATATTTAATGTCTTGTCCAATGCCATTATTTGCCCTGTCCTCTATATTTCTTAAATGAACGTCTTCTATGTTTGTTCATTGTGCTGGTGTTTTGTTTTGTTTTTCGCCCTCTGCCACCATCGCCTTGTGATGTTCCTTTAACTATGTGTCTAAGTGCGTTCTTTTTGTTCTGCCATGATTTAGCCATTTCTCTCCATTGTAAAAGTAAACACGTCCCTGTGCTTACCTACTATTTATAAAGATAAAAAAGGGCAGTTTCCCGCCCTAGTTTACTCGCACTCTTTTGGATTGTCCTCACAATACTTTAATATCCGTTTAACTAGAATTTTAATGTCTTGATCGGCTTGTCTTTTCTCGTTGCGAGAAGAGAAAATCCTTAGTCCTTTTTTGGTTCTTGAAGCTCGTCGGTTTGCTTATCAATCTCTGTAACTACTGTATCTACGACACCTTCAGCTGCATCTGCTGCTGTATTAACAATGTCAGATGCATCTCTTAGAACAGCCGTACCAATGTTACCCGCTGTTTTTACAGATGTATCAACTATACTTGTAGTCACGTCTTTACCACCTTCTATAACTGCTCCAACTGAAGCACATGAAGGTAATAAACCTACAACACCGAGGACCGCAATAATAGTGAATAACTTATTCATTTATTATACCTCTGATTAGTCTTCACTTAAATGTAAAGACAATACTATTTATAAGTTATAAGATTGTAGGCACAAAAAAAGGGACTCCTAAGAGTCCCCTTAAAGTGTTCCGTTGTTACGGAATTCTTTTTTTTAACTTACATCAAGTTAGAAACTTTTACACTTCTGTAGTATTGGTTTCTGTCAGCTGTAAAGTTGTCGCCGTCTGTGTTACCTGAACCATCAACTACGAATGGGTTTGCAATCATTCCGTAACGTGTCTTAAAGCCGATTTTTGGCTGGAAGGTGCTAGGATCAATCGCTCTAACCATTTGTAGAGGAACGTAAGGACAGTAGAAAAGACCTGCGTCGTATGGGCTTGTTCCTTTGTAGCCAACTGTGTAGAACTGGCTAGCAGCTCCAGTGTTAGCGGAATAAGGATCAATGTATACTTTATAACGTCCGTTAAGTACACCAGCGAATGTGTTACCTGTGTCATCAACGTTTAGGTTAGTTGAAAGTGCTGGAGTGTAGTCAAGAACACCTGCCATAGCCATTGCTGATGCAACGTCTGCTGAACAGATAATAAAGTTACCTTTACCTCTACGTGTGTCTTGTGCAATTACGTTAGCATCTCTTTCGATGTTAAACAGTAATCCTTTGAAACGTTCTACAGACCATCTACCGTTAGAGTCAACGTCTAAGTCGAATGTACCAGGTGTTGCTGTAGAAGCAGAACCTGTTTTAGCGACTTTGTAAATTGTTCTAATAACTTCTCTGTTGATTTCTGCTAGGATCTCTTGAGATAGGATGTTAGACAATTCTGACTCTGCATCAAGACCGTGAATAGCTTTCAAGTCTTGTGCAAGTTCGATAGTGTATTCTGCTTTAAGCGCTCTAGACTTAGCGGTAACAGTTGTTTTCTCAATTGAGAAAGCCATTTCGTTAAGTGTAGTAGTATCGCCAAAGCCTTCTGCTGTAGAAGTAGATACACCGTTACCAGTAGTGTAAGCGCCGTCTACTGGATTAGATCCAGCGTGTGTGCCTGCACCTGAGAAGTCAGTGTCTGCTTCGTTAAACAATGCTTCGTCGCCTGTTTGGCTAGCATAGTGAGATTTCATGGCGAAAATAAGTCCTGTAGGTCCAGTCATTGGCTGTACACCACAGACATCATATGCCATAAGATTTGGTAATGCACGTCTTACCAAAGAGATAAGAATCGGGTCATAGTTATCGATTCCTCCACCTGTTTGGTTAGCGTGTGTTGCTTCGTTGAAAACCGCCTTTTCCTCGCGGAGGGCTTTCTCTTGGTTCTCAAGAACAACGGTAGTAACAGCACGTCTATGTGCGTCCTTGATCTCAGAAAGATCAGGGTGCTTTAATACGGGCTCCCACTTGTTTTGTAGTTCTTCTGAAAGATACATTTAAGTTCTCCTTGTTGTTTCAGTTATTTGTGTTATTATATAACTCTAATTATTTATAAAAAATTAAACTTTGATTGTTAAAACTTGGATGACTGAGAGATTGCCTTGGCATATTTTGCCATTGTGCCGTTCCCTATTAAGGCATCACCTTCAACGCTATCAACTAATTTCTCCGTAGACTCTGCAACGTCTTTGGGAAAATAGTTTTCCTTAACAACGACAAGCTTTTGTCTATACATCTCTTCACTTCCAAAAGAAATATCTTCACACAATGTGGCAAACTTTTCGGCTTCAGTTGAAGCTAAGCTTTCTGCTACTTCTGCAAATACTTTTTCTTTCCTCAGTTGAGTTGCTTCCTCTGTAGATAGAATCACTGCCTGTGTCTGCTCGTCGAGCTTAGATGACAGTTCATCAATCTTACTTTGCATCTCACCAAGCACATCGTATTTCTCTTCTGGAATGTCGATGTAATGCTCTGTGAAAACCTGTTGCAAACCCTTGATAAAGGATTCAGTAACTTCCGTTTTGATTCCTTGCTCAATTGCAAGTTGGTTCTCGCTCATCCAGTTTTCAGTTACATAGCTAAGGTATTTGTCGATACTCTCTATCAATCCCTCTTTTGCTGTTTCCATTTCACTATTGTACTGTTCTGTAAGTTCTGCTTCAATAGCATCAACTTCAGATGTTACTCTCGATGTAACAATAGCTTCAAAGATATTAGCTGCTTTAACTTTGAAATCTTCGCTGAGATGTTCTTCGTCTGCGAACAAGGCCTTAAGGTCTTCTTCGAAAAGTGCGTCTTCTGCTTCTTCTTCAGCGGCTTCGTCTTCAGAAATTACTTCCTCTTCCTCAGCTACTTCTAATTCTGCTTCGTCTACAATCTCTTCCTCTACGACAATTTCTTCTTCCGACTCAACTTCTTCTTTAGCGACGTTTCCTTTTGAACTAGCTTGTGCAACTACATTCTTAGGATCTTCTTCGTCTGAGAAGTTAGGTGCTTTACCAGCGCCTTGGCCTTTAGGAAGAGTACTATCTTTAGAGGCTTTGCCTGATGCTGCCTTGCCTACTTCTGATGTCAATCCACCTTCCTTATTGCCTGCACCACTTAGGTCCTGCATTTCGGGGTTAGCGTCTGAACTACCTTGAGTAGGGGCTGTAGCATCACCTGTTTGCTTATCTAAAGGACGATTTGCGGCGCCCTCCATAAGTTCTCTAATTTTGGATTCTACTCCCATTGTTTTACTCCCTTTTACGGTTTGTTTATATTGCCTAATATATTTATATATTCTAAATTTTGGACAATTTGTTTAAGAAACTTTCAAAAACTTGAAGTTTAGCTTCTTCTAGGTTTCCAGTTAAGGTGGCGTTGTCGATAAAATCTTTGGCTTGATCGATAAATTGCTCTTGCCAAACACCGCCAACATTCACCCATTCCTTATTTTCCATTATCCCATGAACAAAAGCATCCGGGGCTGAAGGATCTGCAACAATATCAGCGGCGGTAGCTAAGTGAAAATCGCTCTGTACTTCGTTGATACCGTTTCGTTCCTTAATTGTACCCAGCCCTCTAGAGCTTACGCCCAGAGAAGCACCTTCGTCAATAAGTTCCTTAACAATTTTCCCCATAGGGGTGTCAAGAATCTTTGCTCGCCCAATATAATTATCTCCTGATTCTTTTAAGGAAACAATCATATGGGAAACTCTGTCTAAGTTTACAGTGGGGCCATCAGGATGACCAAGCTCACCGTATGCTCGTTTTTTGTCAATGCTTTCTTTTGTGTATCTTGCGACTTCTTCAGACATCACATCTTTCGGATAGCATCGACCGTTTCTATTTGTTAGATTAGACTGTAAAAAGATACCCTCAATAAAGTGAGATCTCTTTCCAGTTTCTTCGTTAATTTCTTGGAGGTATTTTACTTCCTCGTTAATTTCTTTAATTAGTTTCATTATCCTAAGTCTCCATCTGCACCTTGGTGCTGTTGTGAACCGTAGCCTGCGTTCTTAGATAGTTCTAAGAGTACAACACCTTCGCCGTTAGAAAATGCAACTTCGATATCTGATTCATTCTCGGTATTTTCTGAGAAGCCATACCAGTCGGTATAACCAATATCATGAAGGTGGAGTATAGTCACGCCGTTTCTAGTAATGGTCGCCGACGCATTTTTGTCGCAGTACCAATGAACTCTAGAAATGTTAACTACGGGCGTACCCACGGTTTCAGTTGCCTTCTTAAGGTCTACAGACAAGTCAATTGTTGCAGTCTCTGAATTGGCTCCGCTAGCCCTTGCTACCCCTTGTACTTGGGTTAGCTTTAACATTGATACTGTTGCTGCCATTTATTCTCTCCAGTTATTTTTTCTTTTTATGGTTTCCATGTTCGAGGAGTTCTACTACCTCTACATCTAAATCATCAACTTGCACAGTCTCAATGCCGTGCTCGAACATAACGCTATACCATGAGATGTTACCCGTCTCGTCGGGTTCAGCATGCTCACCAATAACAGGTGTGCGTCTTTCCACTCTTTGTGAAAAATTTTACTTGCACACATATGCTTATCGTTCTCTAGAGAACCAGGAGCTACTCCGTCAACCGGGGCTTCTACTAGTCCACTTCTAAAATCGTTAAACTTCTTCATCTGTTACTTCCTCTGTTTCCTCTACATCTGACTCCATCGCAGGATCATCTGTAATGTGTTCTTCTCCGTCTGCTAAACCCATTGCTTGCATTTCTGGGTTTTTAAATACAGACTGAGAAAGTTCTTGCTTATAATCATTGACGGCATCGTTTGCTCTGCCCATCATTATAGCATTAAACTTATCTTGTATTTCACTTGCCTTGCCATTTGCAATGCTGTCCATCATATCTTTAATTTGTTGTGTTTGGTCCATTTTCATCTCCACCTTCTTGTTGATCCTGCATCGGTTCTTCTAAAGACATATCCCGAGCCATCTCTTCTATTTCTTCATCAGTTAACATTAATATACTCTTTTGAACATAACTCTTACTAAACAATGTTCCTATATAACCTGATACTCCATTTAACACTTCTACTCTGCTTCTTAGAATCTCTTGGTTCTTAGATTCAGTATAGTATGCATCTGAAGCAAACTTGTATTGGATATCATCTTTAATAGAATTCCAATCATCTTCAGTAATAACATTCTTTAGTAAAAGCTGTGTCTTAAGCAAGTCGTCAAATAAGACGGCAAACTTATTCCTTAGCTTAGCGACAAACTTTGTAAATTTAAGTTCGTCTCTATTAATTTCTGCAGCACGGCCAAAGTTAAGTCCAGCCTGTTGCTGTAGTCGGGATACGGGTACGTTGAGAGATTGATATAGTTTCTTTTGAAAGTATTCTACATCTTCGATTTGCCCCAGGTTTTGACCTGCGGGTAAAGTATCAATCGCTGTGCCTGTACCACCTTCTCTACGTGGAAGCCAAAAGTCTTCCAACATAGACATAAATTTCTTATCATCTCGGATCTCGCCAGTTCCGGCATCGTAAACTAATTTATTACGATATCGATCCATAATGTCTTTTAGATATTGTTCTGCTTTATTTGTAGGCAAGTTGCCAACATCTACATAAAAAATTCTACGCTCAGGTGCTCGTGTAATACGGTAGATTACCACAGCATTTTCCATCATTCTAAGTTGGTTAGCGGGTCTAATCGCTTTGTGTAGATAAGAAAGAGCTGTTCCCTTATCCTGATCTACTAAACCACTTGGTGCATAACAAATTGCGTCCTTTGTAATCTTTAACGCATTATCATTTTGTCCTGCTTTATACTGCCCTGGCTTGTTGGCGATTCCTTTATCATTAAAAATAAAGAACTCTTCAACATCCTTAATAAACAAAACACCTTGTTCGTTTTTCTCTTTCTTTACTTCACGAACTTTAGTAATTTTTCTAGGATCGATATATCTAATATCTTTAATACCTTTCCTAGGAGCGGCGGTATCAATGACTTTATGGAAAAACATTCTTCCATCAATGTACCATCGCCTAAAATAGTCTTGGGCTCTATTCTTAAAGTCTAGTATATCTGTTATGTTTTCAAATTCTTCAAAAATTTGTTTCTTAACACTAGCACTTAATTTAACTTTGTCTAAGTTTAAAGTAACGGGATCTTCATCCTCAAGATTAGACAAGCAGTCATTAATAATATCTTCAATAGCAGCATCAACGTCTGCCATCAAAGATATGTCTCTGTATCTTTTAATTAGTTCTGCGTCGTTATTTGCAACACCTTCTAAATCTAAGTAAGTGCCGTAATAACCACCCGCTCTAATACTTTCTACAGAGCCCTCATCAGTCGGCGCCACAAAAGATTTCTCTGTTTGTGGTGCCTTCTGACGAGAAATTTCAAACCCAAAAATATTCATATTATATAAACTCTAATAGTAGCTTTAAGCTACGTCGTAATGCTGGTATTGGAAAGTCACCGTAAATTCTTCAATGATGTCGTTCTGTGCATACTGTAATGCAATTTCAGACATCTGAATTGGAAATGCGTTTCTCAAAGTGTATGTTCCACCTGATAATACTTCGTCATTTCTATCCAAGTGCTCTACAACAATATCAGCTTGGTATTGATTCGGGTTAAGCTCTCCCGTGTTATCCCCTTTACCGTTCATCCCTTCCATCCATGCTTCAAAAGCTTTTCTTAGAGACTGTTCAGTATCATTAACAATTGTAATGGTCCAAGGATCAAAAATCCTTTCGCCTGCTAATTTAACTTCACGACCTCTATACTGGATGATTGCTGGGTTTACAGTAGAAGCAGGCAATGCTGCTCCTGATACCAACAAACTGTAGGAAGGATCTACGCCTGCGACATAACCCGGAAAGCCGAGTAAGACTCTAAACTGATTAGGTCTTGCTCCGCCTGCGCCTAGTCTGGCTTTAAATTCTGTTATATTCATTTAGTTCTCCTAATTACTTTTATTTATAACGGTTACGCCCCGACTTCTTCAAAAGAAACGCCGGTACGTGTAGCTATAAAGTTAAGCTGAATAAAGTTAATGGATTTCGCAGGTTTCAAGTAAATGTCTGCTACGAAGCGATTGCCGTCAATGACTTCAGGAGTGTTGTTACTTTCGTTACAAACCACTTTAAAGTCATATAGACCCCTACGTCCTTGTACGTCTCTAAGGAACGGTTCTACAAGAGAACTAAACTGTGCTCTAGTGAATGCATCGTTGAATTCAAAGAGTTGGAATTTAGCTGCGGTTGCAATTGCTTTTTCAAGAACAATGAACAGTCTTCTGACGTTGATTCTGTCGAATGCTGAAGGTTTGGAAAGCATAGTCTTGTCACCAAACAGTACAGTACCTTCTCCAGGGAACCCAACGATTGGGTTAACACCGGCTTTATAAATGGTGTCTCTGTCTGTTTTGTTAGGTGTGTAAGCCATCTTAACAACGTTCTTCAGTTGACCTCTATTATATCCTGCAGGAGAGAACCATGGATCAGCAGCGTTATCTGTGATAACACATACGCCTGCGGTGTCGCCGTTGCAAGGTACATATCTGTAGCTATCGTTGTATCTGTCGTACATAAGTTTCCAACCACTGTCCATAACAGAGTATGAAGTAGTTGAATATAAGTTTCTATCTGTTACGATGGATGCTGCTTCTGTACCTACGTTATTTACAACACTAGCTTTTTGTGGGCTAAGGAATACTAAACAATCCTTACGAACAGTTGCAATATTGTCTTGGATATATTTTCCAACAGTTGTGCTGTGTCCTGCTGCTAGGATCAACGATACATCTACAAGTTCATCATTTTCGAACAAGCCGTAACCTGTTTGAATGTTTCCGTCTGTAGGTGCTGCATCTGCTCCACCTGTTAAAGTGTCGAGTGATTCAGCGGCTACGTGCGCCGATGTGAATGTAGTTGTAGAGTCTAGACCCCAAGTTGTTTCTGCATCTGGGTGATCTGTCCACCAAATGTACAAGGACTGAGAGTTAATTACTTGTTTGTAATAATTTGTTTCTCCAGTTCTTCCTGTAGCATTTGAGGCTTTAGATACACCTGCAAATTTTTCTAAGATCGAACCTGCTGTACCCGTGAATTTTCCTAACTCGTCAATAACAATGATGTGCATTTCATCGTTAGTTCCGCCGGCTGCTACTGTTGATGCAGTAGAATCAGGGGCATAATCAAATTCGTCTTTATATGCCCATGCCGCATAATCACTTGAATCGGCAAATGATACTTTAATAGTATCGCCTAATGTACCTGGACATTTTGCAGCCCACATACCATTAGTACCTGCTCCATTAATATGATTAAAAGCGTAGTCATCTTCGTTACTAATTAAAACACCGGCAGTTGAACCTGAGTTTAGAGCGCCTGTACCCACTGTACGGACAACCTGAAGGTTGTTGCCATAAGCTAGGAAGGAAGCGGCTGTAAACCACGTTTCTGCGGTATCGTTATCGGGCAAGCCGAATGTTTTTCTCAGAGTATTCTCTGAATCTATTGTGCGAATAACATCACATGGACCCCATTTGAAGTAACCTGCGATACCGCCGCCAGTTGTGGCGACTGCAGGAACTACAGTTGTTAAATCCTTTTCTGTGACGAGAACGCCTGGTGATAGCTGAAAAGCCATGTTTATCTCCTCGGTTTATTATGAATGACACAAGTTTTGTTTCATTCAATTATTTATAATTCTTAAAATTTAAGTCCTAGTTCTTTTACTTTGTTACTGTATTCTTCATCCAACAACCAATAATCTCCCCCTATAACTTCGCCTTGAGGTTCATCGTTACCTTTTCTCATAACAAACGGAGTAAGGTTAGACTTAATCTGTTTCATTTGATGATTGTACAATTCCTCTCTAGAGTTAATATCAGTCAACTCTTTAAAAAATGGCATATTGGTCAACCATCCAAATAGAACCATACACATAATAAGGTCATCGTTGTATCCCTCGTCTGCTTGATAAGTATTACCTTTTTCAACAAACGTAGACATCTCATGTATGATATCTGCATCAAAACATAATAATTTTTGTTCTTCCATTAAACTCTTAAAGGAAAAACAGCCTTGTCGCTTAACTTGTCTAGAAGTAGTAACTCCTAGCTTAGTTGAACGACCAAAACCAGGCGAGACATATTGTCTGCCCTTTTCTGTCACTGTGCTAAACAGATTGTCGTATTCAATCTCTTCGTGTAGCAACTCTACGACTTGCTGTCCTATATCATTAGTCTCAACAAGCACATAAGCATTATTATAATCTTCTCCCACCTTAGATATCACATTAGGATACAACATAGGAGCGATTTTATTATCTTTATATTTGGCTACTACTGTATACGGCATTTCGGTAATATCAAAAACAACAAAGGCAGAATAATCCCCGCCGATACCTCTAGCCGTGTCTACTGTAATAGCATAAAACCTATTTTCTTTTGGTTCGTTATATATATCCAAACCACTATTTTGATATACTGGATCAATCGAAGATAGGTTGCCAATCGTCTTAGCATTAATAAGAGTGTTACTAGAACCTAAAAATTCACACAAAACTTCCTGGTTAAACTTCAATTCGCCTAGAAGTTTAAATTGTTCTTCTGCCCAAGCTTCATCTCTGCCAGGGATTTCAGTATAA